CACGGATATCGTTAAGGCCGCACAGCTATTGCAAGCTGTCAAAAGCGTTTAAATTCCATACGGAAAACGTTTTGGTTCGGAAAAACCCTTTTTAGGGTGGGGGTGGTTCAAGAAGTGGGGAAAAAGTTTGGACACCCAAACTGAAATCGTCATTGAAGGAGATGTACCAGTCGAGGGTGAGACCAGCAGTAGCTGGAACTACCACAAAAGGCCGAAATGGGAAGTTAATGAGGTAATTGTCGGCTCCAGTGCCAGTATATCCATAAGCGCCATCCCAAGGTATGGTTATATTAAGAATAGGCTCAACACTAGGGCACCAGAGGACTGTAGTGTCAGCTGAATCAGAAGTGTATCGGCACACCTTAATAATTGGAGCATTAAAAGGAGGGAGTTTGTAGACAATCTGGACATTTATAGAACCTCTAAAGAATCGATGTTTACCAATAACATATTTCATGAAAGACGGAAAAGTACGAGGCATAAAAAAGTTGCCTCCGGCAGAAACATCAGTAGTACCAATAAAACTGGGACGGTGAGCAATCTCCCTTAAAGAAGAGATGTCATCTTCACACAGGAACGTATCAAGGTTACCTGAAGAAGTGGCTCCAAAAGAACCCTGCAATAAATTTACCAAAACTCGGAAAAGTGTGGGGCATCGAAAGACGGCAAATTGAGTAGAAGCGGTAGCAGCTCCAAAAACGATACAACGAAGAGCAGTGGGAGTAACACCAGGATTTTCATTGACCAAAGGAGTTGCAGCCCAAATGGTTAAATAACCATTTGGAGACGGGTTATCCACTTCAGCTGACAGCTGAGGACAGGGAAGATAGGGGGATTGTATAATCCAAGGAACAGTAATGTCAATAACTGTACTGCCTTGTATCTCATAGTATTGGGAGCGATAAATCTCAGACCAAACGGACGGTTTGTCTATAGTATGAGTAACAATAATTCTCTGCCTAGACATAATGGAGGCTGGGACGTATAGCTTATAGGACATTTCACCTCTCCAATTCCTAAAGAACTGGGAGACATAAGCTGTATTGGACAAAGTCCATCCAGTAGCATCACCAAAACCCCAGGTAGGTGACACCGCAACGTGAGTAACGATTACGGGAACACCAGCAACAGTGGTGGGGATAGGCGCGTTAAGAACTATTGAGGGATCAGTAGCAATGCGCATCAAATTACACGCATCTGCTGTATCTGCCAACAAATGAGGATCAGTGGAGACGTAGGGAACTATGTCTGAGCTCATTGGAACGGCGGTAGTCACACCATGAAACGTCTGAGAAAAAGGATTAGAGTTTTGCATGACATACTGAGGAGTGGTAACGTTGATAGGTTTTGATAAGCCTAACCAATCGAAAAACTTGGTGGACACAGAAGAGATCAAGCTAATACCCTCAGCGAAAGGTCCTATGATGGGCACGCGGACCAGAGAAGAAGAAATGGAATTAACAGATTCGGATATGGCTGTTAAAGCTCCTTGTTTGGCTTTTTTGGAAGCCTCACTAACAACGCCGTTTTTGCCTTTGTTAGGACCCTGAGTAAGGTATACGGTGTAAGCGGGAGGACCATATCCAAAACGAGCTCTAAGAGCTGGGACAGGAAAAGCTCCAGGATAAGGGTTAATAAGCTTGGGATTAACAAAATTAGCCTCAATTGACACAGTAACTGAAACATCGACTCCAATAGCGGTTTCTGAACCTAATGGAGAGAGGACTGAGAAAGACGTATAACCAGTTTCATCAGTGGCAAAGAAGCTCGATGTCTGTTTAACTATAGGTGATAACCACGGGATAGCAACCTCAAGAGTCTGAGTAGCCGTAGCATCAAGTATAGAAGAGGGCATCTGGGAAAGGCCAAGCGTAGTAAGATAGAATTACCAGATGATTGAGGGGAGGTAACAGTGCTAACCAACATAGCACCTTTAAAAAATCTGCTGGTGTTAACGGTCAAGCGGATAATAATATGATCATACCTAAAATGTTTCCAGTTGTTATAATTGATAATCTGGGATAAGGAAATGAGTAACTCGTTGGTAAAATTGAATGTATAAGTTCTATCAATGACATCCGTAGATGACCACGTGAAAGTGGCGAGTTTTCTAACTCTAGCCATCATTTCATTAGGTGCATCTGAGGGGAAGGAGTCATCAATCTGTACAAGGGGAGCACGAGCGACGATGGCGTCATCCATTCCTTCAGAGAAATGGGTGACATCAGCGGGAGCAGGAGTAGTAGTCTGATCTATGGTAGAAACGTAGTTCTCAGACTTGAGAGTGGTGTGGGATTCTGGTAGGGTGGTGGCGATAATTGTATAATCATAAAGGAGCATTATCAAAACCTTCTGATATGAATTAGCGGAAATAAAACAAACTGGGGGCTAATGGCCAGTTGAGTGTTCCTCAGTTTAATGTCTTGAGTCAAGGACATTGCTATATTATTCTATAACATAATCACGCTGATCGCGTGAAAGCGGGAAGGATAAGCCAAAAGCTGCGTAAGCTTCCATAATTATGGCCAACTTTTCTTCGAAAAGTTTAATACCGTAACGCCTATACTCATAAAGAACAGAAGCAGTAATGGCATTCTGAATGGGCCAAACACCGGCATATTTCTTTTTGACCCAAGAAAATATGTCAGCAATATCATCGAGATCCTTGCGGAACACAAGCTCACCGGATTCATTCAAAACCGGACGACGCTTGAGAAACGAAGTCTCATCTGCGGGGACTTCTAAATCCAAATCATAGTCTTTCAAACAATGAGTGGCTTCAAGCCCAAACTTTCGGTAAAAGAAGAAAAGATCCTTGCTCTTTAAACCGAAACATTTGGGAAAAGAAAACCATGAGTCGTCACCATAGTACATGGCGAACATAGCATCTTTAATAGCTTTTACTCCCAACGAAGGAATCTTGACACCATCCAAATCTACTCGAGTTTTGCTCCACATATGTATCGCTGCAATAGTTGTCGTCTCTAAATAAAGAGAGTTCAACTGTGCAGTGATAGCTATACCTGAAGGCATACCCGAGGAAACTTGGTACAATATACGACCATTTCTATGAACGGAATGGTAGCAAGATTTAAGGAAAGTATAGCGAGCAAGAGATAACTCACCACATTCACCATACCAAGCATTAATAGCACGAGCAACGTGTCTACCAATTGCCCAGTGTTGATGATTATCAAAACCCTTCTGATCCATAGCATAAATCTGCTTAGAATCATCTTTGATTTCGCGGAACATAGAACGAACCGCAACGTCTTCCGTGGACATACCCACGGCACATGAAGCCAGCCCAATATGTTTCAGTCGGGCATCTTCAAGTGCTGATATGAGAGAACCAAACAACATGCGACCTATAACAATATGTAACACACTAGCAGTGTAATACAATCTTGTTTTACAAGCCTCTATTTTGGTAAAGGACACAGCCTCGTCCTTAAGTTGATCAGTAACGTACCAAAACGGTACGATACCTTGTTTCAACAAATTCATGGTGTCTTTTATTTCGGCCCAAAGAACTGGATCAAAATGCACCATGTTGTTTTGTGGAACTTTAATCCACGTCTCTTTAGTAGGCGGCTTCTTCAAAGCCGACGCTATAGAGTTGTAAGGCTCCCCAGCGGAAGAGGAGAGTTTCATAGGAGACAGAGCATGAATACCGAGAACGGCCTCATAAGGATTAAGAGTCCTAGTTAATCCGTTCTGGTACTTAGGCACATAAGAAAGTGCTGCAGCAGCACTTTCGAAAAGAAGTTTCTTGGGAACATCTTCAATATCAAGTGGTAGAGTGGTCTGACGCCTGTAAGCTTCAAGCAAAGGATCTCTACCTAAAGGATCATCCTTTGCAGTCATAAGAGCTGGGGCAGATTGAGGTTCGCCTAGTATACCACTCAGCATTCCAGGAACAAGACGGGTACGCCTAGAAGAATGTAGAGTAGTCTGGTTGCAAGAAAGTATTACGGCATCAGGAGGTGCTGTAGGGTACTTTAAAAACTGGTTAAAATCAGCCTCTGAATGAACTTGAGGCTCAAACATGGGATTTATCTCAGTTTCAGCTTCCAAGACAGGTGCAGATTTCAAGAGGGAAACAAAACCCTGAGTGATATTAGGGACCGCATATGTGCCTTCAAAAGCATCATAAACAGCTTGAATATCCTCTTGTGTAAGAATAGTACACTGAGCGTTACGACCATTTCCAGCAACGTGGTAGCCAACGAAATTGCGGTGTGTGAGCATGCCCTTGTGAGAGGCATACAAACTCCCGCAGTCACCAACATGGGTGCTGTGTTTAAAAGAAAACACAGCAGCAACATAACTCTCCTCTTGAGAGGCAGCTTCAGAAGTAGTCCAAACTTGAGTAGATGGAGAAACAGTCTCCGACAAAGATGTGACGGACATTTCGCCAGATTCACTTTTCAAAAAATGAGCAAACGAGTCATTAACATAAGGGACATCGTCGTCCGTTATAAACCTGTGTGAAATTTCAGGGAAACTGGGCAGTTGTGCGGGTGCAACGAAAGCACACATATCCATATCAGGTCGAGTATAGATGTCAATCTTAGAAAGATCTATCTTTGCAGAACCGCTATCACTAGTTATAGTGCACTCACCAGCGTCCCTGAGAACCATGAGGTAGTGGTGAGGCATAATAATGTAATGGCCGCCAGGAGAAATGACGCGATATTCAACGTCATAAGGCGTTGTAATAAAGGCGGTGTTACGACCTGCAGTCTTTGACAAATCAGGTAAGGCACTTTGGGCTCTGTACATGACTCCACCTCTGCCTTTGCCACCCTTACCTCTCTCGAACTCACGAACTTCTTGTTCGCGAGTTTTGTGTGATCTAGAGGGGTGGTAATCAGAAGTGGAAAATTTTTCTTTGGCATGGATGAATTCACCATCCATGTTAAGAGTACGACGGTTGCGTCTATGTTTCTCCAAAACCTCGCGTCTGGCATTACCAGAACCTACGA